GGCCGCCGGCTCTAAGATCAGTTTAAATAACACGCTAAAAATAGGGTTTATTCGCCACGCTGCCGACGCTAATGCGCCGCAATTTGTAGCCGAAAACTTGACGCTTCGTTCACGGCTGCGGCAACGGTTACTGCATCTTCAAATGTGCATCAGTGATGATGCGGCGGTAATCCTCATAATCCTTGCGCAGCACACTGTCGAAGGCAGGACCGCAGGCCCCGCTTGGGAAGAATCCCAAGGTTTTGAACTTTGCCTTAACCTTGGGGTCCTCGACGGCGGCGCTAAACCAGCCAGTAAGTTTGTCGATCATCTGTTTCGGCGTTTGGACCGGAGCGATGACGCCGCCGAAGAAGTCGGCCGAGACATCTTTGTAGCCGGACTCGATCGCGGTCGGCACGTTCGGCAACAGCGAAATCCGCTCGGGGGATGTGGTCGCCAGCGCGCGCAGCTTGCCGGTCTGCAATTGCCCTTGCAGGGTCGAGAGATCGGCCAGCGCGGCCGTGACTGTGTTGCTTAAGAGCGCCTGAATGGCCGGGGTGTAACCGGGGAACGGCACGAACGTGATGTCGGCCTCGGCGGCGCGCTTGAGCATCTCGAACGCCAGCTGCGAGGACGTCGCCGGGCCGATCGTCGCCAGCGTCAGCGCTCCGGGCCTGGTGTGCGCGGCGGCAATAAAATCGGCGAGCGTGCGATACGGCGACTGACTGTTGACGACGATCAGCGGCGGGAAACTCGCCAACTCGCAGATCGGCACAAAATCCGTCAGCGGATCGTATTTGAGCTTGCGCACATTCGGCAGCACGACGAAAGAATTGGAAATGATGCCGAGTGTGTAGCCGTCGGGCGGCGCCTGCGCCACGTATTGAGTGCCGATCTCGGTCGCCGCGCCCGGATGGCTTTCCACCACCACCGACGGACCGCCGCGTTCGCCGATATGCTGCGCCACGATGCGCGCCATCGCATCGGCCGGGCCGCCAGGCGGAAACGGCAGGATCAGCCGGATCGGCCGGTTTTCCTGCGCCGATGCGCGCGAACCAAAGGCACCGGCCAAAGCCAGTGCCCCGACCGCGACGGCGAGGCAAATGCGTCGATGCCATTGCATGCGGTTGCTCCCCAAAGCTCCGATGCAGATGAAGTCGCGGGCACAGCCTACACCAGCGCGCGGTCGCCGGGAATGGGCGGTAACGCCCTGAAGCGGCTGCGTTACCGCTGGATCGTCGCCCCAACGCCGCGGCCCGGTCAATTCGGGCCGTTTTCGATTGACTAGTCTTGATGGTCCAACCATATAGCCCGCGCGGGCCGCGGCGCCGGTTCTGGCACCCGCAATTCGGTGCGGGGGAGTGTCCCGAGTGGCAAAGGGGGCGGACTGTAAATCCGCTGGCTTACGCCTTCGTAGGTTCGAGTCCTACCTCCCCCACCAGTCGATTTTATCATTTGATTTCAATATCTTAGCTAGGGATTGTCGTTGGATTTTGTAGTAGTTTTGCGGCTTATCTTTTGCGGTGGACAGTGCAAAGATATTGCATGTTCATTTACCGCATTACACGTTTCAGCCCATGACCAATCCCTCGCCGCGCCGGCAGGGGATGTTCAGGTCGCTACTCGGAAAACTCGGAATTGAAGCCAAGGACGGCGGCACTCTTGCTCGGCCGGATGATTGGCTGGCCGAACTTTTGTCCGGCAACATCGAGCCGACAATCGCGGGCGTCACCGTCACGCCTTTGAACGCAATGGAATGCAGCCCGGTCCGGTGCGCCGTTCAGGCCATCGCGGAAACCGTGGCCCAGCTTCCGCTTCAGATTTTCGAAACGGGCGAAAACAACGCTAAGACCGAACGAGCCGATCACCCCGCCGCTAAACTGCTAGGCCCGCGTGGCAACCCAAACCCCTGGACACCCCCAAGCCTGTTAATCGAGCGCGTCACCCGTGACGCCCTGCTGCGGCGCTGGGGCGGCTTTGCGGAGATCGTTCGGAATAGCGACGGCGTGCCGATCGAGCTTCACCACCTCGACCAGTTTTTCGTCGAGGTCGAGCCGCGTTGGCTCGAAGGCGTTACCGAGCCCAGCTATTACATCAGCGGCCCGAAGATGGCCGCGCGGGTTATCGGCTATGCGGACATGGTCCACATTCCGAGTCCTTCGCAGTTTGGAATCTTACACGACGCAAAAAATGCCATTGCGTTGGCGCTGATTTTGGAACGCCACGGCCTGACGTTGTTTGGCAAGGGCGCTCGCCCTGGTGGCGTTTTGACGTTTGCCAACAAGCTAGACGCAGCCACGTCCGCGCGAATGAAAGCATCTTGGCAAGCGGCGCACGGCGGTAGTTCCAACGGCGGTGGAACGGCGATCTTGGAGGAAGGCGCAAAGTGGGAAGCGCTCGCATTCAGTTCCACGGACTCCCAATACATCGATCTGCGCAAGTTTGCCGTGGACGAGATCGCGCGACATTTCCGCGTTCCGCCGACATTTCTGTACGATTTCGGCCGCGCCACTTGGTCTAACGGCGAGCAGATGACGGGAATGTTTTTAACGTTCACGATCGTTCCATGGCTGCTGCGCTGGGAACAGGAAATCGCACTCAAACTCTTTGATGACGACGAGCGCGCAAGCCTCACCGGCGCATTCAACACAAACTCCCTTACACGCGCCGATTTCCTGAACAGAATGCAAGGCTATCAAAGCGCGATTTCAAGCCGCGTTCTCAATCCGAATGAAGCGCGCGCTTGGGAAAACCTGCCGCCATACGTTGGCGGCGACAAATACCAAAACCCCAACACGACCGCTTTTTCCGAGCCGGGGCAGTCCGTATGACCGCCGAACTCACGCACCGTGCATTCTTCGGCGACGGCGAGCGCGACTTCCTTCTCACGCCCGAACTGATCGTCGAGCTTGAGCGGAAGACTGGCGCGGGCATCGGCGGCTTGTGCAAGCGTTTATTTGCTGGCGACTTTCGGCACCAAGAGATTACCGAAACCATTCGGCTTGCGTTGATTGGTGGCGGCACGTCGCCAAAGGAAGCCGACGCCCTCGTTGCGGCGTATGCGATCAAGCGTCCGTTCGGCGAAATCTTCCCGCTCGCGGTCAAGATTTTAGAGGCGCTTTGGTTCGGCACCGCCAAGAAAGGCGACGACAATGCAGCGGCTTGAAATCAAAGCGTCGTTTGCCTCGATTGACGATACCGGCCCTATCACCGGCATTGCGTGGCCGTACAACGCCGGCCCAGATCGCAGCGGCGACACTATCGAGAAAAACGCATTCGTGTTTCCAGCCAAGCTGCCGATGCTGTTTTCACATGATCCTGAAATGCCGGTGGGCGTTTGGGACTCGATTGTTGAAGATGACGCCGGGCTTCAGGTTAAAGGCCGGCTGCTTGTCAATGACGTAGCTCGCGCCCGTGAGGTTCGCGCGCTTGTGCAAGCCGGGGCTATTACCGGCCTTTCGATTGGCTTCAGCGTCAAAAAGGCGACGGGCCGCAAGGGCGTTAATCGCACAATCCAATCACTGGAATTGGCTGAAATCAGTTTAGTCGCAATTCCATTACATCCCGGGGCGCGGGTAATCAGCTCGAAATCTGCCGCGGACGTGCTCGCCATTGCCGCAGCTATCAACGAGGCCACTGCGGCCTTCACACAAGGAACTTAAATGCGTACCGCACTTTCTCAAATTGAATTGAAAGACGAAAACGGCGATCCAGCCGCTGTCGTCACCAAGGCTCTTGGCGAATTCCAAACCGCCGTTGATTCGCGGTTGAAAGCCGTCGAGACAAAATCCACCGACGCCGCGAAGCTGACTGAACGCCTCGACAAGATCGAAGCAAAAATCAATCGGCCCGCCGTTCATACCGGCGCGGTTGACGGCGATGAAAAGAAGCAAGCGGAGGTCGAGAAAAAGACCTACGCGAAATTCATCCGCAACGGTCGCGAGAATCTCGCCGCAGAGGAACAGAAATCGCTGTTCGAAGGCAATGATGTTCAGGGCGGTTATCTGAACTTTCCCCAGTTCAGCACGGAAGTGATCCGCTACCTGACGCTGTTCAGCCCGGTTCGGCAGGTCGCGCGTATCAACCAGACCGCCAATTCCTCGTTGATCCTTCCGGTGCGCGGTTCGATCACCAATGCGTTGTGGGAAGGTGAGATCAGCACGGCGACCGAATCCGATCCCGCTTGGCTGCAGGAACAGATTCCGGTCCACGAATTGCGGACCTACTGCGATATATCCCAACGTTTGTTGGAAGATTCGGCCGTTGACGTAGTCGCGGAAGTCAATCTTGCGATGGGCGAGGACTTCGGAAAGAAAGAAAATGCAAGTTTCGTTTCCGGATCGGGCACCGATCAGCCGGAAGGCTTCATGGTCAATGCCGATGTTGGCTACGTAGCCAGCGGCGACGCCAACCTTCTGACAGCGGATGGCCTCATCAACCTGTTCTTCGGGTTGCCGGCTGCTTACCGCAACGCCGGTACTTGGGTCATGAACGGCCAAACGATCGGTGCGGTTCGTGCGCTTGTGACAAGCGGCACCGGGCGACCCTTGTGGGTTGACTCCTTGAGCCCGAGCAATCCGGCGACGCTTTTGGGTCGTCCGGTTGTCGAATTCCCAGATATGCCGGCAATCGCCGCAAATTCTTATCCTATCGCATTTGGAGACTGGCAGAACGCCTACCGCATCGTGGACCGTATTGGCCTCACGGTGTTGCGCGACCCGTTCAGCCAAGCTGCTAACGGCATTGTGCGCTTCCACGCGCGGCGTCGTGTCGGCGGCTACACAGTCAAAGCCGAGGCCCTGAAGAAGCTGAAAATCGCGGTCTCCTAAGACCACACACGCATTATCCAACAAGGATCACTGAACTATGTTCGACAGTCTTCATAACACCAAATTCGTACCCGCTATTGCGCCCGTTGTCGTGACCGACAACACGGCGCAAGTCGGGGCCTGGATAGATCGGAGCGGCTTTCAGTCGCTCACGTTCGCAATCCAGACCGGCACGCTTGCCGACGCTGACGCAACCTTTGCCGTGCTGGTCGAGGAAGCCAACGCGGCGGACCAAAGCGACCACGCCGACGTTGCCGACAGTGACATGATCAGCCAAACGGCTGGCGTTGCGCCCGAAACAGCGGCCAGCTTCATCTTTTCTGATGACAACGTCACCAAGAAGATCGGCTATATCGGCCTGAAGCAATTCGTGCGGATCACCATTACGCCCGCGTCCAACACCGGCAACGCTCCGCTTGCAGTGGTTGCGGCGTTGGGCAACGCCGCTTTGCGGCCGGTGTAACGATGAGAAAGCCCCTTTTACATCTGGTGTTTCTTATCGGCTTTCTGCTCGGCACCGCCGTAGGCGCCGGCACGCTAAACCGTTATGAGCACAAGGCCGCTCTTAACGGCGTCTTCGTTGACGGCGCTACGGTTTACCGCGTCGTTCCGCTCAAATAATCGCCATGCGGTTCGCGCCTGAATTTACGTCAAAGATCGGTTTTCCAGGCCATCCTTTTACGTTGTTCGGCGCGAGCTGTATTGCCGCACGCAGATGAAAGCAAAATGTTGGACGTTACTAGGCATGACGTTCGCCTCCTAGCTTCACTGCGTGCGGCGACAACTCTAGAAGCCAAATACGGCTTCGCTGCACTCCTAGCGGCGTGCGCTGATGGCAATCTTACCGTGATTGCTGATATCGTCGAAACAAGTTCCGATTGCCGCGATTTTCTCAAATCAATTGAAGGCGCGACACTCGCCAGCTTTATGCCGGCGCTGCTCGAAATGCTCTACCCGCACGTTCTGGCATTAGCGGGCATCGATCCTGAAAAGCCGGACGAGTCACAAGGCAGCGGCGAAACCATTCCATTCAAGGACTATCACGCACGGCTATTTCGCATCGCGACTGGTTGGTTGCAGTGGTCGCCGAAAGACGCATGGGAAGCAACGCCCAACGAAATTACCGAAGCGTACAGCGGTCACCTCGAAATGTTGCGCGCCATCTACGGCAGCGCTGACGATGACAAAGACAACTCACGGCCGACAGATAGGCCAGAAAACGCGTGTTCGATCGCGCCGGATTGCAGCAGCTTAGGAACATGGGAAGGGTCTGCTAATGCCTAGTCGCGGTGCGTTTGTCTGTAGCTGCGGCAAGACCGTCGCGGCTGGCGTCATATGTGAATGCCAACGTGCGCGTCGTGCTCGTAACGATGCGAATAGACCGACAGCATACCAGCGCGGCTACGACTCAAAATGGCGACGCGAATCTAAAGCGTTCCTAGCGCTACCGCAAAACCGGCTTTGCGCGTGTGGATGCGGTCGCGTCGCCGACATGGTTGACCATGTTACGCCGCACCGTGGCGATATGAAGCTATTCTGGAACCGCCGCAACTGGCAACCGATGGCCAGCAGCCCATGCCATTCAAGTCGCAAACAATCATTGGAAGCGATGTTATGAGTAAAGTACGCAGGAACATGTCTCATTCAGTGCGGTCGGAAGCGCCAGAAGATGCCCTTTGGCGCAATGTGGTTACACAAGCACTCCAAGACGCCACGATGGAAATATCCGCGATCTTAACTACTCAGTTCGGTAGGAACATGGCGCGCATCCGTGATCAGGCGCGCGAGTGGATCACGGCACAAGGCAAAGACTTTAAGCTGGTGTGCGAGTTGGCTGGATTAGAAGCTAGTCGCGTGCACACGTTCGCAATGGGCAAGATCAAGGAAGCGATACAGCAAGAGCATAACGCGCGTGCAGAAAGGCTCGCGGCGGAATTGTCCAGCAGTGCCGCTCCGGGGGTGGGTCTGGACTTTGCGGCACGAGGCCCCGACCGGCACGCTAGTGACCCCCGGGAAAGCTCCCAAATAGGGTTTTGCGAGAATGAGGTTTTGCCGTCATGAGCGTGGTCCTACTAGCCGACATGAAGGCCCAACTGAACGTCACCTTCACGGACGACGACGCCCTGATCCAAGCCAAGATCGACGCGGCAGAGGATTGGATCAGCAAGTTCTATGTGGGCGCTCCCCCATGCGCGACGCCGACTTGGCCGCCCGCCGATCCAGTGCCACCGGCAATTATTGAGGCGATCAAGCTGCTGGTCGCGCACCTGTATGAAAACAGGGAAGCGTCACTTGTCGGGGTTACGTCATCCGCACTGCCTTTTGGGCTGTTCGATCTTCTCACACCCTATCGAGCATGGGCATTCTGACAATGGGGAATGCCGACGAAATAGCGCGGATGCGCCGAAAGGGTGAGGCGATCACGGCGAAGCTGGCGGGAACCGTGCGGCCGACCCTGCTGGATGCTGCCCAACGCATTGTTGCGCTGATGAAACAGCTTACACCTGTTTACAGCAGTGAAGCCCATGGCGACCCGCCCGGCTCTTTGCGGGATAGCATCGTCGCGACGCCCGATGACGCGAACGATAGCTCGGTCAAGATCACTGCGGGCAACGATCAGGTTCGGTACGCCAAGCATGTCGAGTTCGGCACCGCGAAAATGGCTGCTGAACCGTTCTTTTATCCTGTGATCCGCATCCTGAAGGCCCGCACCAAGGCCCAGATCAAGCGCGCCTTCACTGCCGCCGTTCGCGACGAAATGGCGCGGCGATGAGTGATCCGTCCCTTGCGCTTCAAAAGCTGGTCTTTGCGCGGTTGACTGCCGACGCGGGTGTAACGGCGCTTGTGCCGGCGACCTCGATCCTCGATCGCAATCACCGGCCCGAACAGTTTCCGGGCGTCATTATCGGCGAGGGGCAAGCAATTTTCGCCGACAATGTGCAGAACAGTTATCACGATCAGGCTTTTTGCGACGTTCACGTATGGTGTTCGGAGATTGGCTTAACCGCCGCCAAGGCTATTGCCGGCGCGGTGAAGGACGCCTTGCGCACCGGGCCATGGGCAATCGACGATTACAGAGCCGTCAACGTGCGAACGGTATCGGCCCGCTACATGCGCGACCCCGATGGCATGTTCAGCCACACCGTCCTTACCGTTGAAGCCCTGCTGATCGAGGTTGTGTCGTGAGGCAGGCCGGCAAGATGGATCGCGTTCTAACGATTCAGCGCGTCACAGCGAGCGCGCCGGATGACTCTGGCGTGCCGGTGGAAACGTGGACCGATCTTGTCACGCTGCGGGCCGTGAAGCTTGAGGGCGTCGCCGCTGACACGGAACACACCGGCATTGCCATCAGCGACACCACGGTGAAGCTGCAGACATGGTACTTCGATGGCCTCTCGCTCGAAGACCGCGCCACGTATGAGTGCGGGACGTATCAGATCAAATATCTGTCGGAGATCGGCCGCCGCCGCGGCCTCGAAATCCATATCGAGAAGCTGGGCACGTAATGCGTGGCCGAAAGCCCCAAATGCTGCCCGATCAAAACGCGTTGCCGGGAGTTACTGGCGCGCCCGGTTGGCTATCGAAAGACGCCAAGGCGGAATGGACTCGCGTCATGCCGATTTTGGTGGAGCGACGGATTCTGACGGACGCGGACCTTGCCAGCTTCGAAAACTACTGCGTTGCCATCGGCCAGGTGCGCGAGTGCGAACGCTTGATTAGGAAATCCGGCTACGTCGTCGAAACCGAACGCGGCCCCCGCGCGCACCCTGCCGTGAAAATCCAATCTGATGCCACGACCCGGGCGCGGCTTCTAGCCTCCGAACTTGGCCTAACGCCCGTGTCGCGGTCACGTCCTACCGCCTGTGAAAACCCCAATGACGATGATTCCGACTTGGGTGTTTAACGACTCCCCGATCGCAGACCTGCATGGGCGCGGTGAGCGCGCCGTGCGGTTCTTTCGGGCGTTGCGTCACCCCAAATCATGCACACCAAAGCGGGCATTTGAGCTTGCGCCGTTCTGGGAGCGGATTGTTCGCCGCATTTACGGGCCATCAGATGCCGGCGGCAATCGGCTTGTTCGCACGGTCTATATCCAGATTCCTAGAGGTGCGCGGAAAACCACAATCGGCGCGGGATTAGGCTTGCTGCACTCGTTCGGCCACGAAAAGACACCGGGCGGGGTTTGCATCTTGTCCGCGGGCTCTGAGGATCAAGCCCAGCTCGCATTCGACGAAGCGAATAGCTTCGTTAAAGCTACGCCCGCGCTGGCAAGAGCCGCGCATGCCGTCGAGTCGGAACTAGAGCTTGAACATAGGGCGAGCGGCTCAATCTTGCGCGCCATCGCGGCAGATGGCGACGTGCAGCACGGCAAAACACCCTATTTCGTGCTGATCGATGAATTGCACGTCTGGAAAAACCGTCGCCTGTGGCGCGCGTTGAAATCTGGGCTGCTAAAAATCCCCAACACGTTGCTTATTATCATCACGACAGCCGGGCGCGGCCACGACAATTTGGCCCATGAAGAATATGAGTACGCCCGCAAGGTCGCCGCAGGCGATATTGAAAACCCGTCCTATCTGCCGATCATATTTGAGCCGCCGTCAACCAAGTTCGACTGGCGCGACGAAAAAATCTGGCACCGGGTTAATCCGGGCCTCAAATATGGCTTTCCGGACCTGATAGGAATGCGCGCGGCGGCATTGGAAGCGGCCGACAAGCCGGGCGATCGGGATGATTTCTTACAGTATAATTTGTGTCAGTGGATCGACCATTCCGCGTCGCCCTTTGTCGATATGGCGGTGTACGATGAAGGCGCATCGCCAGTCGATCTACAAGCGCTCGCTGGTGAGCCGTGTTGGCTTGGGGTCGATCTGTCGAGCACCAGCGACCTTACGGCCGTAGTCGCCGCATGGCGTGATGGCGATGACGGCTATGCAGTGTGGCCGTGGTTTTTTTGCCCGCGCGATAATCTGCAAAAGCGCGCCGACCGTGATGGCGTCCCTTACCCGCTATGGGCGCGAGAAGGTTTCATTGAAGCAACGACCGGCAACGTGGTTGATTTCCGCGCCGTTGAATCTCGCATCCGGGACCTATGCGGCCGATTCGACGTGCGCGAGATTGCCTTTGATCCGTATCTCGCCCGCAACATGCTCAATAACTTGCTTGAAGATGGCTTGCCCGCCGTCGAAATGCGCCAGGGCTGGGTCACGATGGCACCAGCGATCAAAGAGCTTGAACGGGCCATCATCGGTCGCCGCTTCATACATGGTGGCCATCCCGTGCTGCGCTGGAACTTTTCAAACATCGCGGTTGAAACTGACAAAGCCGGCAATAAGGCATTTCACAAGGGCCGCTCCAAAGATCGCATAGACGGCGCGCAAGCCGCCGCGATGGCCGTTGGCCGCGCCGTCATGGGTGATACTGGCAAGAGCATTTACACCGATGAAGGCGCGCGGCCTTCTGGATTTCAAGTGTGGTGACGCAATGGCTGATGACAAAGACCAACTGACATATGAGCTTAATGCCGAGATCGGCAAGTTCTCGGAGGCGTTCAAACAGGCCACCAGTGAGGCAAGCGCTTCATTTGATAAGATATCTGCGGCCGGTAGCGATGCTGGGGCCAAGATATCTGCCTCGATTAAGTCGGCAGTGAGTTCCGTTGCCGACAGCTTCGATAAGCTACAGCAACCCGCGAAACAGACTGGCGATGTTATCGGTGCGCTGATCGGCGGCGGAATCATCGCCGGCGCCGCCGCCGTGGCGACCACCATGGGCGAGCTGATAAATGCGCTGGCGAGTGCCGGCGACCGGGCCGACGACTTGCGTCTGCCCGTCAATATCATTCAGGCGCTGAAAATTGCGGCAGACGAGGCCCGCGTCCCAACAGATAAACTCAATGGCGCACTGGATCAGTTCACTTCGAATTCTAAAAAGGCGGCGGGCGACCTGGATAAATTTTTCAAAGCCCTGAACAACATCGGACCAAGTTTCGCCAAGGCGTTCCAGAATGCCCCGACACAGGCCCAGCGCTTGCGTATCGTAATGGAGGCCTTTAGGGCGACTACCGATGAGGTTAAACGAGCCCAATTGGCGCAAGAGGCATTCGGCTCAGATAATGAGCGCCTCATTGCCATGATGTCTAATAGCAGCGGAATGGAGGGATATATCCAGGAGGTGCGCAAGCTCGGCCTGGAAATCGACGAATCGGCGGTCAAGAAAGCGCAGGAAGCCAAATCGGCACTAAGTCTGCTGGCCATGGTCATGACAGACGAGCTATCGAGCGCACTTGCCGAACTAATTCCAAGCTTCACAGAGCTATTGCCCGTGCTCGAAAAGGTCGCGGGCGCGGTTCGCGATACCGTTGCCGGCTACGCCAAGCCCGAAAATCGGCCGCTCGCGACGCTGAAAAATGACGCCATAGCCGCACAAGAGCAGATTACGGAATTACAGGCCGATCTTAAGGCGCTCGATAACTACAAGCCTGCTACCGGCATTGTCGGCGGCGTAGCAAAGCATCTTGGACTTGATGTCGAGACTGCGACCGACAAATCTGGCGGGCTCCAGGGTGTAGCGGTCGATATTGAGGGCGCGCGCAAGCGCATTCAGGCGCAAATAGCAGACACCCAAACATCGCTCGACAAATACAATCAACTAATCGCTCAAAAGCAGATCGTCGCAAACGCCAACAAGGGCAAGGATGGCACGGAAGCGCCGGCATTCAAGCCGCGCCCGAAACTCGATAAAGACGATGACGACGATTCAAAGGCGTTCGATAAGGAAACCGCATCGCTGAACAAACACATAGCCACGATGAAGGCCGACACAGATGCGATCGGATTGTCCAATGCGGCTCACCAGGGCTTGCGTGCCGAGCTTGGACTCCTAAACGCCGCACACAAAGATGACGACAAGATAACGACCGCGCAAATCGACAAATATGCCCAACTGCGCCAGTCTATGAGCGCGCAGCAAGCACTCGTGGCGGCGGGCATCAAACTTAACAAGGATCAAGCCGACTCGTTCTCACAAGTAACGGGCCGCATGACCGAGACGGCCGCAGCCCTCGACGCGGCTAAAATGAAATTCGAGGGCATCAACGGGGTATTGCGTGAGGCCGGCGACCAAATGGTCGATATCTTCCAGAAGGCCATGACAACCGGCGTCAATTTCGGCCAGGTCATGCAGGGCGTTCTGCAAACCCTCGAAAAACAGCTACTACAGGCCGCACTCACGGGCGGCGGTGCTTTTGGTCAGCTTTTTGGCACTGCGAGCACCACGCCGGGTGCTGTGGGTGGTTTAATGGGCGGACTGGTAAAGCTGTTCGGCGGTGCGCGTGCCGGGGGTGGCGATATTGATGGTGGCAAGGCGTATCTTGTAGGTGAAAATGGGCCGGAAATCATGCTTTCCCGGCAAGCGGCGAGCATTATCCCGCATCATAAAATCGCCGTAGGCGGCGGCACTAGGAATCAAACCACCAATAACCACGTCGCGAATGTCACCGTGAACGCAAGCGGTGGCAACACTGCGTCAAATCAAGACCTTGCCGAGAAGGTCGGCCGCGCCGTTCAGGATTCGATGGCCCGTATGACGCAGCAGGCGATTAGGAATCAAAGTCGGCCTGGAGGCACGCTCTATCGCTAAGGCGCGGCGAAAAGAGCAAATCATCTAATTATAGCAACAATCGAGCGCGACGAACGAAAAATGTTTGCTACTCAAAGCGTAGCGAAAGTGGCACAATAGCCGCTCACAAAGAAAAACCCGGCTGGTTTGGGCCAGCCGGGTGGGTCAACACTGAATCCCCTACCAAAGGAATTCTAAGATGGAATATAGCGTTTCGCAGTCGCTCAATCAACATGAAAATCCGCGCGACATAGAAGCCGATGAACTTGCGCGGTTACTCGGCAATCTCGATTCCCTAGCTGAAACGTCGCCCGATAGCGCCGGTGACGTTGATCTCGATCTTGATTGTCTCGATAGGGCTGTAGAGCAGGTCCGCGACGACGCAGAGAAGGCCGCTGATGCGCCAAGCGCCGCAGCGCTGGTTGCCGTTGCTGAGCCCGGAATAGCCCCTGAGTGCCCGGCGCTGCTTGAACACATACGTATCTAACGCGAGCGCGTGAAGACACCCGCCGCGTCGTCGAGTGACCCGCTGGCAATCGACAAAATCAGGGTCGGGCGGTATCTCGCAAAACGGGGCCTTACCGAGGATATCTTGCCCGCCGATTTCTATAATGAGCCGGACTACGATGTGCGCCGCCGCAAACTACACCAGATAATCGAGGCAGTTGAGGCAGAGCGACGCGCTAAGACAGCCGTGGTCGCGTCGAATGAGCCGGCATGGCTCGAATACGTAAACAGCCGCCCCACTGTTCATGATTGGCTGCCGTCCCGGCGAGAGTTTGACCATATGATGCGGACGCGGCGTTGGCGCGCAAAGAAACCGGCAAAATTCATTGAGCGAACCGCGCGGGGCATTCCAAGCGAGCGAGTGAGCCGCTCCTGGCGCGATGACAAGCTTGCCCGGCTGAAAGCATTTTCCCAGGGCACCGGGCCGTTGGCGCGGCAGTTGCGTGGTCGTGAGATCGAAATGGTAAAAGCCGCCGCGCTCTTTTTCACGCTGAGTGCGGAGCTAGGTCACCAGCCCTCGCATTCGGAGCTTGCCGGGAGGATTGGTTGCACGCGGCGAGCGGCGAGGAACCGCGTCGGGATATTGGTGCGCCTCTACGATGGTCCTTGGCATTTAGAGGCGTCACCGGGTGTGCCACCCTCGAAAACGTCACCGGGTGTGCCACCCTCCGCGTCACCGGGTGTGCCACCCTGCGAAAGCATCTGAGTCTCTTGGTCTAACTCTTTGTAGCGCAATAAAATATCAGCCGGGGAGCATGATCAAAACAGGGTGGCACACCCGGTGACGCTTATCACTATATAAGAGTACTACTAGATACTAGATTATAGATTCTAAAGAGAGAGAAGCGTCACCGGGTGTGCCACCCTGTTTTCCAAACACCCTCCCGGCTGAGAGGGAACCCTCCCGGTTATTAGGAACACTCCCCGGCTAACAGAGAACGCTCGCGGCTAAACCTAGGTGTTGCGGCCGTCTACGATAATCTCACGGAACGAACTAGAAGCACAAACCGTAACCCCCGTTGGTATGAGGGACGCAACGATGCGAGCAGCAAGTATCATTCGAGATACATACTGCACCGCGCCTGCCGCATTCTTGGACCGTATGCACGCTCGGTCGTGATGTGCGCAGGCTCGATGAGCTGGGCGACGAAGGGACGGATGCCGACTGCGCGAAGGAGCAATCAGCAGGGACAACGAGCGCACCAATCGCGAAAGCGAAGATGCTCATCCGCGCGAGGTGTCGGAACACGCGTTGCCTCCTGCTGCTACTCAGCGACACTACGCCTCACGCGGGGTAGGCGCAATATGCTTAGCCCCTCTAGCAGCTAGACCCAGGTGCTCCGTCCGGTGATCTGATATCCAGACCTAGGTGTGCCGCAGCGCAGTACAGGTCGCTGACTCGTTATTTGGAAAATCAGCTACCAGCGGGCGCTTTGAGTCTGGACTCACTAGTGGTCACGGCTGGCCGTTTGTGAGGCCATCAAAAACGGTTTGCGATCAAACAAACAAGTTAGTACTGACTTAACTCGCAGTTGCGAGATAAGCTGAAACTTATCATTGCGTGTAGTGCGCGAATATGAGAGTCAGTGGCCCTAGCGCAATACCGCGCGGGGCTGAGGAACCAAACCACATGGCTACTTTCATTGGGCGCTACGCTTACGATCATGCCGTTGATCAAATCGTGCGGCTAAAGGCGTGCCCGCTCGCGGGCAAAGTGACGGCGGATCAGGTCAAGATCGCCTTGGGCGAGTATCTCGACATTTGGCCGGAATCGATAGCCGATGACGAAACGAACGATGGGAGCTATTAGCCATGGGTATGAAAGACGAATTTGATGCATTCATGCAGCTGAACGAATTTCGCTTTAAGAGGTGGGAAAATCGGCGCATGTACGAATGGCGTGTGTCTCTTGCGCTCTGGGCGTGGATGGCCTTAGCAACGTACTATTTAGAAATCGCCAAACCATCCCATCATATTCCCTTTGGTATATCACTCTGTGCCGCGATTGGCGTAGTGGCGTTGCATTTGTTTTGGGTCCGCACGAATTGGATTAGAAACATGAAAGACATTAATCATGCATTTTACTTTGCGGATAGAGCCAGACGGTTGCTTCCAAATGAAAGCAAGCCGGAGCCGTCTGAAGACCAGGGACCTAGATCAATTCATCGCGGACTGACAGAAAAGCAGAACAGATGGTATTCTTTCCTTTGCGATTTGGTTCCGGTCTTAGAGCTCTCCATAACTGTTGCTCTGTCGGCAACCTACCTTGTGCTCGTCAAATGAATTTTGAAGATTGTGCGACGGGCGGGGATTAGGCTAAGGTCCGCTGTGCCTCCTAAAGGAGCAAATATTCGGCAGCGCATTGTGGAGTTGTTAGCAGGCAGACTACAATAGTAACCCGAAGAGGACGCGGACCGTGCCGGTCTTCCAACTTCTATTAATCGCGATCTTTGTTAGACGAAATCGGAGCCTTGAATCCGGTTGGACGAATGCTGGATTTACACGTCGATCAGCAACATTGGTTTGGGCTTCTGGCTATCTCATGGCGAACGGAAACCTTGGTGGCCACTTCAAGGAGTCCGCGATAACCCCTCAGGACATGCTTCCGGCTGGGGTCGATCAAGCGCAGGAAAATGACGTTGCTTGGTTGCACACACAATTGGCTTGTTGGATGAATTATTGGTCGCTGCGGTATCCCGACGACACTTTGGAACAAGCGATGCTGAATCTGATAGTGCGATTGTCGAAGGCGAAAGCGGGATGGATTGCAGAACGCGACGATCCATTCCCGTTCGATTGGGCCATTGCGTCGGCGTACGCAGGACAGTTTGAGCGGTACATTGACGGAAAGGTGTAGCAAGCCCTGTGCGTACGGCGCGATGGCTAGGCTGTCAACGTGAAGCCGTCAAACCGCAATTTCTCGATCGCGGCTTGCATCGCCTCGACGGCGTGCCCGTGGATGTAGCCCGCATGGGCTGAATTGTCCGCGTGGCCGCACACAGCGCGCTTAATGCCACTGTCAATGCCAGCGAGAGTAAGCCCCGAAACAAAGCAATGGCGGAACGAGTGCCAAGTTTTTCGCCCTTCGATACCAAGCTGCTTCTTTGTCGTCATATTGAATCGTCTCGGAATGAAATTCTCGAAATTCTTCTTTGCCTGCCCTGCCCGATGCCACTCAGGGAAAAGCTGCGTCTCGCGGTCGCGCCTCAGTTTTTCAATATGCCTTTCCAGGCCAAGCCCAATCAAGACGCTATGGACCGGCACCAATCGTTGCGATCCGATGTTTTTGGTTTTTTCCTCAATCCTGAAAACGAGGATACCCCGCTCATGGCGGATGCTATCAAGCTTCATTTGCGCCAGTTCGCTGGCGCGCGCCCCGCTAAATATCGAGATGAGTTCTGCCCATTAGGTTTCGTTGAAGCGCTTTTTCCTATCGAAACGTTCGACTGAGAAAATCCGGGCAATGTCTCCCGGACTGAACCAAGTTTTTTTGCGCTCCGTGCTCTTTGTTGCCACAACCCTGATTCCAGTAGTCGGACTGTCAGGTAGAATCTCGTTATCAGCGCACCAGTTCAGTACCGAACGGACGTTGCAAAGGTATTTGTTGTTGATCGTCTTTTCATTGAGTGGTTCGAATGGAGTAGCGCGGGCCTTGTTCTTTTTGATTGCTTCCTGAACTCCTAGGCCCGGAAATCGCTTTGTGTGATTTGCTGGCAGTTCTAGGAGCGTGTTCTTGAATATTATCATGTCGCCCCGCGTGATCCGATAGAGCGGCCTTTCGTCACCTAAAGATTCTTCGAACAATTGAACCGCAACCTCATAGTCGCGGGTAGTTCGCTCTGATGGCTTGCGCTCGTTTAGGAATTTCGGGAGAACCTCGCCGAGTGTTTTGGCGCTATCGTCACAGCGGTTCCTCACGGCGAGCGGATCATCCTTGGCCACGATCGGCTGCGGCTTCTCGATTAAGATCGGATTGCTTGGCTTGCCTGTGTAATCACCTTCATCACGTTCGGCGGTTCGGGCGAGTGATTCCAGTTCCGCGACGGCGAGAGCGCGGGCCGCCTCGCGCCATTCTGGCGTCCCGAACGTCGCTTTGAGATGGCCCCTAGCTTCATAGTGCCGGGCGATGGTGCCGAGGGTTTCGCGCATCTCGCTATTGTCGGCAACGCCACTGATGATCGCCCTGAGCCGCTCTACGTATCGATCGTCAACGAACCCGTGGGCATAGCGCGAATCCGTGTTCCGTAATTCATTGTCGAATTGCATTTGGGTATCGTAATGAGCAACGGCCAACTGCCGGGGCGAAAGGGACCGCCCGCGCGGTGCAGAGCGTTCGGCCTTGGCTTCCGCCCGCGCCGCGTCAATGATGCTTTGAAAGCCCGCGACGACGGCAGGCAACTTGCGGATCGCCTTGGCGTCGGTTTCGGCATGGACAGCGGCCCAAAGTTCCCGCTTACCGACGATCGGCCGCAACGCAACCGGAATGCCCATGCGGGCGTAATAGCCGTACTCGCTGCGGAATAGATGCCGAGCAACCTTGCGGGGTGTTTCGGTTTCGGAAATATTTTTCGCGTTCATTGGGCCACGTTCCTAACAAGATTTTGTAGGAGAGATTGTAGCATGAAATTGGAGTTTGTGTCGAAAAATCAGCATGTTATAGAAACGTCAAAGACTTAGGAGGCAGTCAATTTGGGTCCTACCTCCCCCACCACGCTTCGCCTGTCTGGCCTTGTCCCGATAAGTACAAAGCACTCAAATTCGAGAAACATCTGAGGTCGCACGCAGGGTACGCCTTTGCAAAGAAAGGCTGCATTAAAATTATCATCCCCCTTGGATCAATCGGGAACACAACGAGCGATGCGCGAACGCGACTGGCGAACGAAACCGCGCTCCCGCGGCGCTCGCGATTCCCACCACAACCCGCCGCGCGAGCGGGCGACAGATGTAGTGCTGTACGGCTGGCACAGCGTCACGGCGGCGCTGGCTAACCCGGCGCGTCATATTCGCCGCCTGCTGGTGACCGAGAATGCGCTGCGGCGTCTCAACGACGACGGCGTTGCCCTGCCGGAGGCGCTCGAAGTGGTGCGGCCCGACGCCATCGCGGCTCGGCTCACGCCCGATGCCGTGCATCAGGGCCTTTACGCCGAAACCGATCCCCTGCCCTCGCCCGACATTGAAACCCTCCCCATCGCCGGAATCGTGCTGGTGCTCGATCAGATAACGGACCCGCACAATGTCGGCGCCATTCTGCGCACAGCCGCCGCCTTCGCTGTTGCCGCCATTGTCACCACCGCGCGACACAGCCCGGAGGCGACCGGCGTGCTGGCCAAATCCGCGTCCGGCGCGCTTGAACTGGTGCCGATCATCAGCGTGCAGAATCTGGCGCGCGGCATCGCGGCGTTGCGGGAGCGCGGCTTCTCGGTGGTCGGGCTCGACAGCGAAGCCGACGACGAGCTTGACGCGCTGCCGCTCAAGGCGCCGCTCGCGCTTGTGCTCGGCGCCGAGGGCAAGGGATTGCGCCAGGGAACGCGCGCGGTGTGCGAGCGGCTGGCGCGGCTCGGCCTGCCCGGCGCCATCAAGAGTCTCAACGTCTCGAATGCGGCCGCGCTGGCGCTCTACATCGCCAGCCGGGCCACCGCATAAAACAACAAAGGCCCG